ATCTGATGAGTCCGATGATGATCAAATTGATGAAGAGTTAGGTGGCGACGCTGCTGGTGAATTGATCAATGATGTTGAAACTGAAGAGCAAGACAACATGAATATGGAAGACGAAGAAGTCATGGGTGACGAAGAGTCAGACATGGGTGACGAAGAGTCAGGCATGGATGATGAATTCACCATGGGTGGTGACGAAGGTGGAACTGAACCAGCCACCAAAGATGATATTATGAATTTAGAAGACAAACTGGACCAGTTGATGGCCGAGTTTGAAGACCTCATGGGTGGTGGTGATGACATGGGTGGCAATGGTGATGATTTTGGTCCAGAAGATGGTGGTGACGCTATTGAAATGGATGATACTGGAGAGATGGACAACATGGGCATGATGGAAGCCGTGACATTAAAGGCTGCACCTAAACCAGTTACTTCGGAAGAAGGCGGTGTTAATAAAAAGTCCACTGTGGCAGCTAATGCTGGTGCAAAAGGACCTGTTGGTAACAGTGTGAAACCAGTGCGTACTGGAGCAGCCGAAGGTGGCAAGCATGATGCAGCCGGTGCTTACAGCAATCAAACTAAAGATTTGATTGGTAAAGTAGGCAATTCGCCAGCACAGGCCACGCAAAATTTAAAGCCAGCTAACAAACCCCATTTATCTCAGGCCACTGGGGTGAATACAAAAAGTCCGTTGGCACGTGGTTAAACAATGAAAACGCTGAGAGAACATCTTACTTTTAACCAGGCCAAAATTCAGCTGTTAGAAGAAGCTGGACCAGATGGTCACGGTAAGAGTCTCTACCTCAAAGGCATATGCATTGAAGGTAACAAACGCAATGCCAATGATAGAATATATCCATTGCATGAAATTAGCAAAGCAGTAAACACTATAAATCAGCAGATCAAAGAAGGTAATTCGGTACTAGGTGAAGTGGATCATCCAGATGATCTCAAAATTAATTTAGATCGTGTGTGTACCAATGTTGAAGGCATGTGGATGGAAGGTGATGCAGGATGTGGCAAAATGAAGATTTTACCAACCCCCATGGGTGAGTTGATCAAAACTTTGTTGACATCGGGAGTAAAATTAGGAGTATCCAGCCGCGGCAGCGGCAACGTAGACGACAGAACAGGACATGTAAGTGACTTTGAAATAGTCACTATAGATGTAGTTGCTCAACCCAGTGCTCCAAATGCTTACCCCAAAGCAATCTACGAAGGCCTCATGAATATGAAGCACGGACATAGACTTTTGGAAATAGCAAAAGACGCCGGGCAAGACAACAAAGCGAAGAGATCTCTAAAAAATGAAGTTGTAAAACTCATTAGAGATCTCAAAATATAAGGAGAACTAGGCATGTTAGATGCTATCAAACCATTGCTAGATAGTGACCTGATCACCGAGGAAACTCGTAAAGAGATTACCGAAGCTTGGGAAACCAAGTTGACGGAAGCTCGAGAACAGGCTCGTGTGGAACTGAGAGAAGAGTTTGCACAACGCTATGAGCACGATAAGTCAGTAATGGTGGAAGCCCTAGACAAGATGGTAACAGATGGTCTTACCACAGAGATCCAAGGCGTGGCTGCTGAAAAGCAATCATTGGCTGAAGATCGTGTTCGATTCCAACACAAGATGAAAGAGTCTGCTACAAAGTTTAATAGCTTTTTAGTGACAAAACTTGCTGAAGAAATTGGCGAACTGCGTAAAGATCGTAAAATGCACACAGAAGGACTTGAAAAACTTGAGTCGTTTATGGTGCATGCATTGGCTCGTGAGATCCAAGAGTTTGCAAAAGACAAACGTGATGTAGTGGAAACCAAAGTCCGCTTGGTCCGTGAAGCCCGTGGCAAACTAGAAAGTCTCAAAGCACGTTTTGTAAAAGAAAGTGCAGATAAAATGAGTCAAGCTGTTAGCCGTCACTTGAAGGCTGAACTTACCCAATTGCAAGAAGATATCAAAGTTGCTCGAGAGAACAATTTTGGTCGTCGGATCTTTGAAGCATATGCAACAGAATTTGGAGCAACTCACTTGAATGAGAAGCAAGATATTCGTAATTTGCATAGCTTGATCGCAAGAAAAGATCATCAATTGTCGGAAGCCATCAAACTCACACAACGAGCAAAAGTTGTTGTGGAGTCAAAAGAACGCGAACTGCGTATGATTAAAGAATCCAATGAGCGTGACAGCACAATGGGTGAATTATTGCGTCCCCTAAATCGGGAAAAGCAAGATATCATGCGTAATTTGCTCGAAAGCGTACAAACCAACCGTTTGAAAAACGCATTTGAAAAGTATCTACCAGCAGTGTTGGAAGACCGCTCAATGAAAGCTCAAAAAGTTCTCAAAGAAACGGTGTCCTCGGTCACTGGTGATAAGACAGTTCATACCCAAAACGTTGACCATGAAGATCGCAGCAATGTGATTGACCTTAAACGTCTGGCTGGACTGTGATTTAAATTTTTAGGAGACTTAAATGTCAGAACAATTATTAGAAAGTCGCTGGAACGAGACCAAAGAAGCATTGCTTGAAGGTCTGAACGGTAATCGGCGCAACAGCATGGGTGTTATCCTTGAGAACACTCGCAAGTACTTGAAAGAAAATGCGTCAGCAGGTTCCACAAGTGCTGGTAACATCGCTACATTAAACCGTGTGATTCTGCCAGTGATTCGGCGTGTCATGCCAACTGTTATCGCTAACGAGTTGGTTGGTGTTCAACCAATGACAGGTCCTGTTGGTCAAATTCACACTCTGCGTGTGCGTTATGCCCAGGCATTGACTGATAACTCAGCTGCTGCAACTAGCGTTTCCGCTGGCCAGGAAGCATTGAGTCCATTCACAATTGCCACTGCTTACTCTACTGTGCCTCAGGCCACAAGTACAGCTACATCTTACACTGGTGCTAACACAGCAACCCTGGAAGGTAACGGCGGCAAGCAAATTTCTGTGCAAATCTTGAAACAAGCTGTTGAAGCTAAAACTCGTAAGTTGCAAGCTCGTTGGACATTTGAATCTGCACAAGACGCACAAGCCATGCATGGCATTGACGTTGAAGCAGAAATCATGGCTGCACTGGCTCAAGAGATTACCGCTGAGATTGACCAAGAGATTCTCTTGAGTCTGCGCTCATTGGCTGCTACTGAGTTCACATACAACCAAGCTACCGTTTCGGGTACAGCTACATTCGTTGGTGACGAACATGCCGCATTGGCAGTTCTAATCAATCGTGTTGCTAACTTGATCGCCCAACGTACTCGTCGTGGCGCTGGTAACTACGCTGTTGTTAGTTCAGCTGCACTCACAGTATTGCAAAGTGCAACTACTAGTGCGTTTGCTCGTACCACAGAAGGCACATTCGAAGCACCTACAAACACCAAGTTTGTGGGTACATTGAACGGTGCAATGCGTGTGTTTGTTGATAGCTATGCCAGCGATACCACACCTGTATTGGTTGGTTACAAAGGTTCGTCAGAAGCTGACGCACCAGCGTTCTATTGCCCATACATTCCCCTGATGAGCTCAGGCGTTGTTCTTGATCCAACAACATTTGAACCAGTGGTTAGCTTTATGACAAGATATGGCTACATCGAGCTCACTAACACTGCATCGAGTTTTGGCAATGCTGGCGACTATTTGGGAGAAATCGCAGTTTCCAACCTCTCGTTTAGCTAAGAATTATTCTTATCTACACGATATACAAAACGCCCTTCGGGGCGTTTTTTATTGACTTTTCTTTCTAAAGATGTTATTATGTATTAACAAACATAAATAACATTATGAACAAATACACTCGCTGGTACAATCAAATAGTCAAGAATGCCCAAACCCGTATAACAGAGGGTTATACTGAGCGCCATCACATACAGCCAAGAAGCCTAGGAGGTGCTGATGACAAAAGTAATCTAGTAGATCTTACAGCACGTGAGCACTTTGTTTGCCACTGGTTGCTGACTAAAATGACCACAGGTGAAGATCACTATAAAATGTTAAACGCATTAAGAATGATGCGAGCAGAAAAGTCTGGACAGCAGAGATATGAAACTGTTATCACTAGCAGAGTTTACGAGAGTATTAAACAAGAATATGCACAACTACAAAGCATAAAAGTTAGTGGTAAAAATAATCCAATGTATGGTGACAAATTCTATCGAAGCGAAGATGGCAAACAAAGGCAGCGAGATGCAATAGTTGGAGACAACAATGGAGCCAAACAAGAACACGCAAGACAAAAAATATCTCAAAGCAAACTTGGGCAAAAGCGGGAACCGTTCTCTGATGAGTGGAGAGCCAAAATGGCTGCAAAGAAACAAGGCAAAAATAATTCACGATTTGGTGCTATTCTGTCAGAAGATACTAAACAAAAAATGCGTGAAAAAGCATTGGGCCGAACACAGTCAGCAGAAACAATAAAAAAGAAAGCTGATGCAGTACGGGGAAGCAAACGTGAAACAAAGTTATGCTCTCACTGCGGTCAAATGATTGCTGTGAACGGCTATGCTCGTTGGCACGGCAACCAATGCCGCAGCATCAAACCTTAAACCAACTCAAGTACTGTGATACTTTTTTAGTAACACTAGCCCAGTCACCCATTGACGGTTGACGGAATAATCTTGCATTTGAATACCATGGGCTTGAATCACGATTTAATAACCACCGCCAATCGGTAGCAAACCAGTTGAGCATGATCCAGGAGGGTCTTCCCAATGCCCCGGCCAAGTGAGCAATTGCCGTATCTACACTTACTACCACATCCATGGCCATGACCAATGCAGCAGTATCTGCAAAACTGGTTATAGAACCAGGATATAGAGACACCCCAGCTGCGGCTAATTCGGCTAATTCTTCGTCGGTGGCATCAATTTGTAAATTTACCCATTCGTATGTGGGATTTGATTTGATCATGTCCAACATGTCTGCAAAAGGCATACCTTTGTGAATGTTGAGCCATGCATCACGCCGGCCACTCCAACTAAACCCCACACGCATGCGTTTTTTTGGACCCAATCGAGCAAGCCATTGCTGTTGTAACGCTGTGTCAGCATTTAAATAATTTGTGGTCTTTGGCAAGTTTTCCACAGTAATACCCAACACTCCAGCAATACTCATGATAGGAATCCAGTAATCAAAATCTGTCACTGTGAAATCGTACATGGTAACACGTTTGATAATATTACTAGGAGATAATAATGGAACCAACCCATCGGTAACTTGAAGAATAATCTCCGCACCCATCACATGTAAATTGTACAGAAATCTAACAAACTGTATGTTATCGCCGTGACCTTGTTCGCCCATTACCAAAATAGTTTTGCCTTTGAGATCTTCTCCACGCCATCTGGGTTGGGGAAACTTAGGTAGTGTGCCGGCCAAATGTTCGTAATCCCAACGTATTTCATAATTGGCCCAGCCATTTTTGTAGTCTCCACTTAGCAATTGAGCTACTGCAAGATTAAATTTAGCCACAACACCAGTTGGGTGCAGTTGAATTGCTCGTTGCAAAAATGGAATAGCAGCTTGGGGTTCTCCTACTTCACGTAGTACATTGCCATAGTTATTGAATGCAGATGTCTGATTACGATCACGACTAAATGCCAATGCATAACATTCTAATGCTTTTTCCGGTTGATTGTTAGCACGGTGTTGATTGCCCTGCTCTATAAGATCTGATGAGTTCATAGTAGTATTTACAATGATCATGTGCGGTGATATAATTTTAACATATCTATAAATAGTCAATACATTCTCATTCAGGGAATTTATGCGGTTACCCACCGCGTAGCAGCTAGAACCTGCTAATATTACAAAGGAAAAACAAATGGGACGAGCTCTTAAAATTCAAAAAACAAACAACAGCATTTTGACTGATGCTGGATATCCTGACTTTGGATCATTAACCAACCCAGTGGTCAACAGTGCTGACACACTCAGTGCTGCTGATTATTTAGGTGTGGTGGGTGGTTCGCCAGCCACCTCCACAGCCACTGCAACCAATCCAGAAATTGCAGCAGTGGTCAATATATCACTGGCAGATGGTACTGATACCACAGCAGGTGCAGGACGCATCATACGTCAAAAAGGTTCACACAAATTTTTGGTGGCATACACCGCCAGCACCACTGCTGACGAAAGTCTAATTTCTGGACAAGCCTATCAAATTGCCTCAGCTGGCTCAACCAATTGGGCGGCCATTGGTGCTTCTACAAATGCCGGCGCTGGTGACATTTTCACAGCAACTGGGGTGGGGTCTGGTACAGGCACTGCATATCCAGTGGGGCAATGTGTGCTGGAAAATAGCGCAACTCCGAGTGCTGGCTTCATGAGTATTGAGTACTCAGTGGGTGATAGTAGTGCAGTATATGCCAGCTATATCACCAACAAGTGGGTGCGTGATTGGAACGGCATGACCTACGGCAACTACAGTGATGCCAATACTGGTGAGAATGTTCAAAGTAGTGAGAATTACTATGTGACCAACTTCTTCACAGATGAAGGCACAGTGACCTGGTCTGGCGCCGAAATTATTGCCGGAGCAGATGCTGCCAACGGCTCGGTACAATTGGCACAGATTGCCAACGTTACTTCTTGATATTTGTAACTAGTTTATATCCCCTCAGATACATACTGGGGGGATTTTTTTATGAGCAGAGCATTTGTATTGGGCAATGGGGTGAGTCGCCAAGATGTAGACCTTGACAATTTAAAACATTTTGGACCCATCTACGGATGTAATGCATTGTACAGAGATTTCACTCCCACAGTGTTGATCAGCACAGATAGTCCCATCAGCCGCCGCATACAAGATTCTGGATATGCACTCAAGCACAAGTTTTACACTCGCCGTCCAGAATCTGGTTCTGGGGCTAGACCAGTGCCACAAAAATATTTTGGTTATAGTTCTGGTCCGCTAGCAGCCAGTATAGCAGCCTTGGATGGGTGTGTGATCATGTATCTGGTGGGATTTGACATGGGGCCAGTAAACAATCATTTTAACAATGTGTATGCCAATACAGAGTTCTACAAAAAAAGCTCAGCAACTCCTACCTTTACCGGAAACTGGGTTCGACAGATAGTGACTGTGATGAAAGATTTTCCCAAAACCGCATTTGTACGGGTAATGGGCCACACCACAGCTGAGATAAAAGAGTTAGCAGCAGTTAAAAATTTCAAAACCATGACCATGTCAGACTTTTTAAACCGCATAAATAACACAAAGGATCTCTAATAAATGGCTACCTACAAGCGTGTTAGCGGTGATTACACCATACAAACCCTCGGGGCAAATACCATCACGTTCAACAGTGCATTGGGCGGTAGCAACGTTGATCTAGTAATTTCAGGAAATTTAACAGTCAGCGGTAATACCAGCATCAGTGGAGTATCAGTTGACAAAATTTTTACAGCAACCAGCAACGTTGATACTTCCGCTGCTGGCGGTAATGTCACAGTAGGAATAAGTGGCACATCAAATGTGGCTGTTTTTGCCACCACCGGCCAGTATATAACTGGATTAATTTCGGCCACTGGCAATATTATTGGTGCCAATCTCAACACAGGTGGGTTAATATCAGCCACTGGTAATATAGTGTCCACAGCCAATGTGTCAGGTGGAAATATAGTCACAGCCGGTAGAGTGGTTGCAACTGGCAATATTGTGGCCACAGCCAATGTTACCGGCGGCAACTTAACTACAGGTGGATTGGTTACTGCTACAGGCAATGTCACAGGTGGAAATCTTAACACTGGTGCTCAAGTGGTAGCAACTGGTAACGTAACTGGTGGCAACATACTAACAGGTGGATTGATATCTGCTACCGGCAACATTACAGGTGGCAACGTACTAGGCGGAGCCAATGTCAATGCTACTACACACACAGGAACCACAGCCAGCTTGAGTGGCAATGTCACAGGTGGCAATCTCATCACCGGTGCTCAAGTGGTAGCTACTGGCAATGTAACTGGCGGCAATCTCATCACCGGTGCTCAAGTGGTAGCTACTGGCAACGTAACCGGCGGGAATATACTCACAGGTGGCGTAATCTCATCGAGTGGCAACGTGACAGGCGCCAATATAACAACCGGTGGTCAAAGTAATGCTGCATTAGTAAGTTCAACTGGCAATATTGTTGCCACAGCCAATGTTACTGGGGCAAACTTGGTTGCCGGGTCTGCAGTGACCGCAGTGGGAACTGTCCGTGGTGGCAATATAACTACAGATGGAATTGTCAGCGCCGGTGGCAACGTGATCACGTCTGGGTTTTTTATTGGTGACGGCAGCCAAATAACAGGGGTCACTTATCAAGGAAATATTGCAAGTCAACAATTGATTGTGGGGGACACTCAAGTTATTCTGCAAAACACTGCTGGAGTTGGCGGCAATATCTACTCTACAGTTTCGGGCGTGGCCAATGTACAATTGCTTACCACCACTGGTCAGTACATAACTGGGGTTAATTCGGTAACTGGAAATATTACAGGCGGAAATATACTAACAGCTGGGTTGGTAAGTTCTACTGGCAACATTGTTGGCGGCAATTATTACTACGCAAACGGCTCACCAGTTGCAGGTTCAGGAGCACAAGGTACTACTGGAACTACAGGCGCTCAAGGAACTACAGGCACTACAGGGGGAACAGGTACTCAA